CTTCTAAACCGCTTTAAATCGACGCAAGGGCTTTTACCTAAAAAACCATATGGCGATACAGCATGTTTGAACATAGCTTTTAATAGTACTAGGCATAAATTTTTAGTTGCTACAGATACATTCATTCCGTTTAGTAACTGAACTAGGGTTGAATGTGTAATATCTTTAATTGATACGTTCCATAACGATTTGCAATAAGCGTTTATTACATTGTCATAGGTGCGTTTAGTGTTAGGCGACAACTCCTGTTTTTCGTCAATGTACATGTTATACAGTTGAATAAATGTTATATCCTCGTCGTGCTTAGGTGGTACGACGTTTTTTAATTGCTCGACGATTTGTTGGCCGTGTAACTTCGCTTCCCTTTGCGTAGCGAAACCCTGTTTTGATTTTTGCTTCCACTTGTTACCTAGTTTGTAATTGACAATGACTTGATAGCCTTTATCTTTCTTTCGAATGGTAAATGAATATTGCATGCTAACCTCTATAAATAATGGTGATAAAAGTCAATATAAGATAGTTCTTCATCGGTTAGCGAATTACAGCGTACAGCCCTTTCAATGTTTGTTGCTGTACCTTGTAAATGAAAGTCGCCGTTAACGATATGCGACAACTCGTGCTTCAATTCCTTGCGTAACTCATCACCAGTTAATGCACTATGCACAGTTATTATATATACATCATCTTCTTTGGTCGTACTTGCTGCTGCCTTGCCTTTTGGTAGGTCGCAGTGAATAACATTAACAATCACTTGAACACTCTCCCTTGTGTTTATTTGTGCTTTGATTTTAAGTACTCGATGTATCGAACAGCTTCCTCCATATCTTCCTTTGTCATGTCCTTTGATGCAGAGAATAGTATTTTGGCATGTGGCCTCGTTCGTAAATATTCTGCATACTCGGCAGCCTCCTGGTCGTGATAATACCCTTTAGGTGCGTTGCTCTCACGACCAGTAATGATATAGTCGGTTGAAACTCCGTATATCTCCGCAAAGCGTTCGATTAAATCAGCACTAGGGGAACGCAAGTCCTTCTCCCACATGGATATAGCAGACTTCGAAACCTGCAGCATGCGTCCAACTTCCTCGCCAGTATACCCAGCGTTCATTCGAAGTTCTTTTAGCCGTGTTCCCATAGTTTTCATTTTGTATACCTCCTTTATTCTGATTATATGTAATTGTAAACAAAATGTAAAATCACATTTTGTTAATTTTATAAAAAGTTTACTTGGAAGTTTACAAAATGTATACTATAATACAGTCATAAGGTAGTTAACATATTGTAAACAAAGGAGGGATACAATGAAGCAAGATAAGTTGATTAAACTAAGACATGCGCTAGGGTTTAGTCAACAAGAAATCGCCGATATGTTAGGCATTACTAAGGGCGCATATAGTTTAAAGGAGAATGGTAAGCGGAACTTTAATCAACAAGAAATCGGAGTTATATTTACTAAGTTTAGTGAAATTGATACTACACTTAATATGCAAGATATTTTTTTACTTTAAAAGTTCACAAAACGTGGAGGGGATAGCATGTTATATCGACATTGGGAATTTAAACCACTTGGTGAAGTTCTCAACTATTACAGACGAACAGGATTTATCATTGTTACTCACTGGGCACAAACTGAACAAGAATTTCTCAACGATATTAAAAAGTTTGAAAAAGTCGTTACAGGAACGCAAGACAGAAATAATCTAAACCCTTTTTATAGCAATGATGATTGTCAAAATATAAGGGAACGTAACCAGGAATATTTACATCGCTTATACACTATTAAATTACGTTTAGGGCTATACGAAAGGACGTACGAATGAAACCGATTGTATACACAGTGAACGAAGTTGCTGAAATGTTACGAGTAACACCTCAAACGGTGTACGAACTAAGAAATAATGGTAAATTGCCGTCGATTAAAAATATCGGCAAGGTACTATTTAGAGCAACTGACGTAAACGCTTTCATCGGAGTTGATAGTGAATATTCACCATACCGATATAAGCAACTAGAAATCGAAAATAAAAAACTCGCCAAAGAAAATGACGAGTTAAAGCAACAAATCAGAAAAGCGACTAGCGAAATGCTGTTAATCGTAAATCAAATTTGAAAGGAGGTGAACAGAATGACATACAAAGAACGAAGAGCGTTACGACGTGAAAACGCACTACCACAATTCGCCGATATGGTCGAAGGGTTTGTGGTCGGTTCTGTGTTCGTATTTATGGTGGTGAGTATTTTATCTTGGTGGATGACTGGGGAGGTCGTTGTTAAATGGTAAAACGTTGTTACCATTGCGGATACAAATTAACTAACCATGAAACCTATAGCATATTTAATACCGCAATCGGAAAAGTCGTTTGTGTTTGTAAAAATTGTCATACGACATATTTACGAATGCGAGCAAAAGAAAGAAAAAGGGCTGCACTTGCTGGAACAAGTACAACCCTAGTCAAATAATTAACTATTAATAGTATATCACAAGGAGATTTAATCATGAATAAAAAAGTTGTAGTAACAGGTTTAGCAATTAGTACATTAGCAGTTAACGTAATGGCAGATACAGTAGTTCAAGGCCCAGTAGAGCCAACAGCAGTTGCTCCTATTGCAACTGGTTACAATTCCATGGTCGGCGGTGTTAACAGTAAAGCAACTGGAACAAATGGTATCATCTTAGGCCGTGATAACGTTGTTACTGGTGATAATACAACCGTTATCGGCGGTGGTAATAACACAATCGCCAACGGTGAAGCAACTGTAATTGGTTACAATAACACAATCACAGGAACAGACAAAGAAATTACTGTGATTGGTTCTAATAATACTGCAAGCGGTCAAGGTGCGTTCGTTGTAGGCACTCATACATCCGCAACAGCTGTTGACGCTGTAGCGTTAGGAAATAACGCTGTAGCAGATAACGCAAACTCCGTAGCGTTGGGGACTAACAGCGTTACAGATAGCGCCGTTGGTGTTGACGGCATCACTATTAATGGTACACGCCATATCTTTGCCGGAGAGCAACCGGCAAGCGTTGTATCCTTTGGTTCTCGTGAACGTGCTGGTGCTGGTGGTGTTAAACACTACAATAGACAGCTCCAAAACGTGAGTGCCGGCCGTATCGAAGCCGATAGCCTAGATGCAATCAACGGCAGTCAGTTATTCGCTGCGATTGACGAAATCGAAACAAATGCAAAGGCGATTAACAACAATAAAACAGCTATTGTTAAAACTCAAAACAATTTAAAAGACCTAGCCGTTGGCGTTCAAATGCTTGGCGACATTGTACAAGACAACGCAACAAACATTTCTAACAATACAAAGGCTATTACTGATTTAGGTAAGCAAGTTAATACAAATACAGCGGATATTAAAGTATTAAATAATTACGCTACTAATCATGAAGGTCGAATTACGGCAGTTGAAAAAACTACAAAAGAAATTAAAAGCGATGTAGCTAATACGCAAAAACAAGTCAATGTTAATACGAAAGATATTGCGGACTTGAGAGGTAAAGTAGGTGCTTCCGCAACAGCAGTTAAAAACGAACTTAATAATCGTATTAACCAAACAGACAAACGACTTAATAATCTAGGTGCTAGTTCCGCCGCACTCGCTGGACTTCACCCTCTTGATTTTAATAAAGACGATAAAGCGTCCTACGCTGTAAGCTATGGACATTATCGAAGCTCTAACGCTATTGCATTAGGTGCGTTCTACCGACCTAATGAAAGAACTATGTTCGGCTTGGGAATGAGTTTAGGTGCTGAAAAGCAATTCACTGCAAACGTCGCTTTTAAAGTTGGAAAGGGTTCCGACTATGTAGCGGAAGCAAAAGGTGAAAACGCTCGCATTAGTAAACTTGAAAAACTCGTTGAAGCGTTAACCAAAGAAGTTGCAACTTTGAAAGGTGAATAATGGTTACTGACATTTTAATGTTTGAAGGCGAAAAAATCGACCTCAAACTCATAAAAGAACGTCATAAAAAATACGATATGTTCCCTACTCCATGGGGAAACATGACTTTATGGTACTTAACATATCGTATCGATTATCTAACAGAACAAACGCAAGTATCACCAATGGTCGAAGTTAGACCATATCTATATAAAATCATCGACACAATGAAGGCTATTAAAGCCTATTTAGAAAAGGAGTAATAACATCATGAACCAATTTACGATTGAATTCAAAAATCCAAAAGACTTAGCTAAAAAAATTAGCGAGTATAACGAACTTATGAATGGTGCAAAAATTCAACCGCCGGAACCGGCGCCAGTAGTGGTTGAATTTAAACCAGCAAAAGACGAACCGAAGGAAGAACCAAAACCAGCAAAAGATGAACCTAAGGAAGAAAAACCAGTTCCTGGTGCTAAGGTTGATAAAGAAATTGTCGAAAACATTTCAATCGAAATCGAAGAACCAAAAGTTCCAGTAACAGACTTTGACGGCAACGTTGTTGATGTTGAACCTACCGAATTATCCGTTGAGGAACCGACAGAGGAAATCGACTATCAAACCTACTGGGCTGATTTTAAAAACTGGTTAAAAGCTGTAGGTCAAGAAGGCATCAAAGCAGCACTCACAATCTTTAGAAATCACGGTGTACAAGGGAACCCTTCAAGCGAAAACCTAACACCTGAAATCATCAAAGAGTTAAACGCTTTAATGAACAAATAAGGAGAGTTTAAACATGGCAAATACTAACAGTTTTAAGCACGTTATCGATACCGTAACACCTCAAATCGAGGTGTTACAAAAAGCGATTGAACTAGACCCAGCGAACACAATCGAATATCAAAGGGCATTAGATTTTATCGAAACGAACATATCGACTTCTAAAAGCATTATTAAAGCGATTAAGTTAGTCGAAAAGCATGCTAAGGCCGAAGATAAAGTCGAAGAAGCACCTAAGCCTAAAAAGGAAACTAAAAAGAAAACTACAGAACCAGTTCAAGCAGTTGAACCGCCTAAAGAGGACGAGGAAGAAAACTTGTTAAGCATGTTTGACTAGGAGGTAGCAATGAAATTTTTAGGCAACTTCAATGTGAATAAAATGTTCGACAGCATTATTATGGAGCGTCAATATGACGCTCTATATACCACCATTCATCATTGCGATTGTAATTTTACATTCGGCGGACAATGGGAGCGAAAATATAGCTTTCATAGTGGTTATGTAACTGGTGCAAAGCATTTTGTTTGTCCTAATTGTGGGGTGTATTCAAACCCTGAACGAGATAAGATTTTCTATTGGACAAATGAAGATAGCGTGTTCCCTTTAAGTATCAATATCGACATATGGAACTATAAACATTTTCTTGATTTAAAAATTCGCTATAAAGGTATTCAGTTAACGTTCGACGGTAGACGAATAGACCGAGGAATATGTACTGAAACTCTCCGCTTTGACTTTAAGCGTAAAATGGCTGTATTTATCGACCGCAATCGTGAAAAGCACGATTTAACAGTTGAGTACATCAGAACGAATGATGTTTTACCTGTATTGAAATACTTTAATAAGTCATACGCTGTTCACTCTACATATAAGAAGCAATTAAATACAATCTTTAAATCGCTTAGATTAACGTTTGAGCGACGTTTAAAAGAGGTATACGGCTTTGATATTAAAGGAGTGTATATACCACCTTCTGTGAATGAATATGGCGGTTATTTTAAAACTATGCTTGTTAATATGGCTTTAAAAATGCAAGCACCTGACATGCCAACAATTACAGACTTAATTAAATGTAACAATAATTGGGAATACTCATACGGCATTCAACCTAACATCGCTATTCCGTTTGATGATGATGTGCTTAACCTAACAAGAACAGGTATAAACTTCCTGGAAGCGTTACGAATTACAAGTCATGCACCTAATAGTCGTTCGTTAAGAAAAGCGATGATTGAAGACCCTATGATGGTTAAAATGGCGAATGTCTTAAACCTATTTAAGGACGAAAACTGCCGGCGAAAAATCGTTACATTAAAGCGTAGAGTTGAATACAGCATTCCGCACTATGAACACATTGTAAAACGACCTCGCCACTTATTAGACTGCATGAAGGTTACAACGCAAGAAATTCGTGATATGTGGCTTAATATCATAGGTCGTTTTGGTGAAAAGAACGTTCTTAAATGGTTATTAAGTGAAGAACAACGTAACATAAGCGATATCGTTAACATGTATCAAAAACTACAGCCTAAATATCGCGAAGCGTTACATGATACAAAGTTCCGACTAAAGAGCTTTCACAATGCAGTTATTACCTTATTCAATAAACAAGAATATGGCGATGTAAATCTACCAACAATTCCGACGTTAAACGCAGACGTTAACGGACTTCATTTTATGGTACCGAAAACTGCCGCCGACTTAATGACAATCGGTAAACAGCTTAGAAACTGTGTTGGTTCTTATAAAGACCAGGTTATGCGAGGTACAACTGCAATCGTCGTTGTAACGGACGACAGAATGAAACCAGTTGCATGCTTAGAATTAAATCGAGTTGATGATGATTTTAAGGAGTTAGTTCAAGCTAAGTTGTTTGGCAATCAAAAAGTCGCTAGGGATAAAACTATTAATGATACAGTCTTAGCTTGGGCGAACCAATTACAAATTGAACCTAGAACGATTGATGTTGAAGCGCAAGTATCATAGAGAGGATAAAATATGAAACTCGTACAATTAAATTTACAAAACTTTAAGGGTATTGAATTTGGTGATTTTAGGTTTACTAATAACACTATAATTCGTGGCGATAATGCCACAGGTAAAACAACTGTTTTCGATGCCCTTTGCTGGTTATTGTTTGGTAAAGATAGCTTAGATAGAGCAGACTTTCAAATTAAAACACTAAAAAACGGCGAGCCAGTTCACAACGTAAATCATATGGTACAAGCTGCTTTTGATAACGAGGACGGAACAGGGTTTACTTTAAAGCGTATATATCGTGAAAAGTATAGTAACCCTAGAGGTGGTGAAGTGAAGTTAACAGGTCATACGACTGACTATTTCATTAACGATGTACCCTCTAAAGAAAAAGAGTATAAAGCCTTTATTAATAACATGATTAATGAAGATGTTTTTAAACTCATCACGAACCCTTTATTCTTTAACGAGCAGTACACATGGCAAAATCGCCGTAAATTATTACTTGAAATGTGTGGTGATGTGGACGATGCAAGCGTAATCAATAGCAAGGACGAATTAAAACGATTAACCGACCTATTGAACGGCCGTTCCGTGGACGAGCAACGCAAGATTATCGCAAGCAAAAAAACGGCTATTAATAAAGAACTAGATATGATACCAGTTCGAATTGATGAAGCAGTTAACTGTAAACCAACTCCATTAGAAGCGGAGCAAAAATTAAAGGACGATATAGCAACTATCGAAACCGCTATTAAGCAATTAGAGGAAGATAAATCAGTTATCGTTAACGGCTTAGACGGCGCAGAGCGTACCGCTAAAATTCGTGAAGTAAAACGTAAATTGGCGGATAGAAAAAGCCAGTTAATGAACGAGCATACCGATAAAGAGCGACGGCTCGAACACGAATATAAGCTATCACTTGTTCAATTACAAATGGCAGAGAGTGAGCGAGACCGCTATAAAGACCGTGAATATGAACTAGATAGTCAAATTAAACAGGAAGAAGCTCGTATTGAAAAGCTACAATCTGAATTTGATAAGTTTAACCAATCACAATTTGACGATGAACTATGTCCTACTTGTGGACAACCATATCCGAGCGATAAACGAGCAGAGCTTGAAGCTATATTTAACACGCAAAAAGCTACAAACCTTGAAGAGTGGCAAAAGCTGATTGATAGTGCTAAATCGTTGAAACAGAACTACATCGAGCAAAAGGAAATCATGCAAGTGAAAGCCGATGGCATGAGTAGTCAAATCGAAGAACTATCTAATAATAAAGATACGAAACAAAAAGCAATGAATGAAGTCGGTGAAGTTGATTTAAATAACGATGTACAAGTTAACGACCTTAAAGCAGAGTTATTTATGCTTGAGCTTGACGAAGATAATTCAAGCGACGACCAATTAAAGCAAATTGATAGTGAATTATCTGAATTAGCCGATAAGCGAAGTACATTACAAACAGAACTCACAAAATACGATGTTATTCGCGATATCACTAAACGTATCAATGAACTTGAACAAGAACAGCAACGATTAATCAATGAAAAGAATTTAGTTGATGAGACGGCGTTCCTATTAGATGAATTTGTGAAAGCTAAAGTTGAAATGCTCGAAGATACTATCAATAAGCACTTTACAATCACAACGTTCAAAATGGCGAATGTCCTTGTAAATGGTAGCGTTGAAGATTGCTGTGAAACTATGGTTGATGGCGTTCCATATAGAAGCCTTAATAATGCAGCACGAATTAACGCTGGTATTGATATTATTAATGCTTTAACTAAGTTCTATAAAGTAAACGCACCGGTGTTTATTGACAACGCAGAAGCGGTTACAAAGTTCGTTAACTGCAATAGTCAAACCGTTAAATTAATCGTAGACGAAACATGCAAAGAATTGCGTGTAGATATGGAGGTATAACATGGCAAACGAAATGACAACAAGAAAAAATGAAGTGGCGGCTAACTTTAATTCCGTAGCTAGTTTTGAATTATTACAACGACAAGCAAAAATGTTCAATGAATCTAGCTTGGTGCCTGATAACTTTAGAGGCCCTCAAAACTTTGGTAACGCTTGTATCGCACTCGAAATGGCAGTTCGCATTAACGCTAGCCCATTAATGGTAATGCAGAACTTATACGTTGTATATGGGAACCCTAGTTGGTCCTCTAAGTTCTTAATTGCCACGTTTAACCAGTGCGGTAGATTTGAAGCGATTAAATATAAGGAAACTGGTAAAAAGGGGACCGATAGTCAAGGCATTATTGCCTACACTCGCGAAAAGGGAAGCGATGAAGTTATCGCCGGCCCTGAAGTAACAATCGCAATCGCTAAGGCGGAAGGCTGGTATGACAAAAAAGGTTCTAAATGGCGAACAATGCCGGACCAAATGTTACGTTATAGGGCTGCAGCTTGGTTGATTAGAACTACAGCACCTGAAATTTCAATGGGGTTACCTACTGCCGATGAAACTATCGATGTTGAAGGTAACGTAAGCGAAATCTTAGATGATGCTGTAACAACGATTGAACATAATGCGAATACTGAAACTCTCGATATCGACAATGAACCAACGTTTGTCGATGCCGAAACTGGTGAAGTATTAAATAGCGAAGCTATGTTCAAATGATTAGCGTTGAATGTTTTGGTAGCAGTTCCGCCGGTAACTGCTACCGCTTAAAATCGAACGTAAACGGCGATGAAATTCTCCTCGACGCAGGTTTACCCTTTAAAAGTATTCAAAGAGCTTGTAGGTACAATTTTCTGCATTTATTTGGCGTTCTAGTAACTCACCAACATGGCGACCATTCTAAATCAGTTATAGATTGGTTGAAATTAGGTCATAAAGTATATATGACAAAAGATACGGCACAAGCGTTACACGTTTTAGATGAACGAACCTGGGTTGAAATTACACCGAAGCAGTCGTTTAAAATTGGGTGCTTTACTGTTCTTCCTTTCGAGCTAGAACATGATGTGCCTAACGTAGGCTTTTTAATAACTGACGGTGATGAAAAGTTATTGTACATCACCGATACATTTTATTGTAGGTATACCTTTAAGGGAGTACATCGAATACTTGTTGAGTGTAATCACTCATATGAAATCTTAAAAAATAAAGTTCATGAAGATGAACTATTTAAGCAACGAATGGAAAGGCTTGTAAAATCGCATTTTGCACTTGAAAACGTCGTTAAGTTCCTACAATCAATGGATTTAACAGAGTGTAAAGCGATACACCTTATCCACTTATCAAACGAAAACTCAAACGAGGAGCAATTTAAATCAGTTGTACAGGCAGCTACCGGTAAGCTGGTAATCGTAGAAAAGGAGTGATAACTACAATGGCACGACCGACCGCAAAAGGGGTTGAATACTTCCCTTTAAACGTTAATTTCATAAATGACTTAAAGGTTCGTAAGTTGCTATTGTCATGTGGTGCAGAAGCAATCGCAGTTCTAATCTACCTACTTTCGACGATTTACAAGGACGAGGGCTATTATGTTGAAATTCACGAGGACGAAATCGACCTTATTGCATTAGATGTAAATGTTACTCCTGAATTTGTTTTAGAAGTGATAAATAAGGCATGTGAAGTTCGCTTTTTCGATGTAAATTTATACGAAAATTTTAATATTCTTACATCAAAAGGAATTCAAGAGCGTTATTTGAAAATTACAGAACGTCGAAAAAATTCTGTTGTAATAACTCAGTTCAACTTAATTAATGTATACAATAACTCAATTAATGTTAACAATAACTCAATTAATGTAGACAATAACTCAGTTAATGTATACAAAAGTACACAAAGTAAAGTAAAGGAAAGTAAAGTAAAGAAAAGTAAAGTAAAATCTCTCTCTAATGATAGTGTAAAAAATGTATATTTAACAGAAACGGAAAAGAGAGATTGTATGAATAAAAAAATTTACGAACTCTACTTAAACGGAATTGGACAAATATCTCCAACAATAAAAGAACGGTTAGATGATTTGGTTGAGTTGTACGGAATGGAACATGTAATCGTAGCTATCAATACAACAATCGAAAGTGGTGGAAGTAGTATTAAGTACGTTGAGACCGTGGCAGCTAGTAACTTAAAAAAGAAGGTGAACAACAATGGAACAGATAAACGTAGACCAGGAGCTGGAACGACTGAAGCAACAGATGGGAGCGAAATCGACTGGTCGCAAGGTAACACCGAATGGTTATGAGTGGTACAAACCTATCTATCATGAACCGGTGGTCGTTGAAAAAAAGGTAGATTTAAGCGTGTATGGCATCAAAGGCCGTTATGTGGATATGACCTTTGACAAGCTAAAAGCACAAGGAGCACCAGTAGAAGATAGGCAAGCCTATAACAACGCTTTCAAATATGGCGTACATGTTAGAGAGCATATCGCCAATGGACGAGGACTGATAATGATAGGCCCTGTTGGTACTGGTAAGACTAGCCTAGCCATTAGCATTTTACGAAAAGCAATCGAGCAAGGATATAACGGCTATCTAATATCCATGACTAGCCTATTCGATACACTCTTAACGCTTAGTAAAGGACCGAGTGAACATTACTTGAAGTTTGAAAATCGTATTCGAAACTCACCACTATTAGTGCTTGATGATTTTGGAGCGGAATATACGAGTGAATGGGTTCAACAAAAGGTCGCTTCGATTATTGCGGATAGAGTGGAACGTAGTAAACCAACGATTATTACATCGAATTTATCGGTGGAACAGATTAAGAAAGCCTATGACAGCCGAGTATATGACCGCTTAAAAGGAACATCATTCCTAATTGCGTTCAAAGGTAAATCACAACGTCAACCACTCGACATTAACGAAATTTAAAAATTCACGCTGTGTGAACATAAAATTCTCGTAACGATAAAATACTCGTGAGAAATAGTAGACCGACCTTATCGCGTTAAATTCATAGCTTAAATCGCAAAATAAAATACAAGATATATGACATGAGGTAACTAAAAATGGAAATTAAAGTTTTAATTGATGAAAAACGAAAAAATACATCCATCGAATATGACGAAAATAAATATGATAAAGGAACTGTTGGTGCATTCCTAATTTCAGCCCTTTTTAACTATACGAAAGAACTGCCAGCAGTTGAACGTGATATTTTACGGTTATTGTGCTGTGAGACCATGGCGAAAGGAGGAATTATGTAACACATGAATAAGCTAGTAGTGTATGGCCGTCCAACGACTAAAAAAAATAGTTCACGAATTGTGTATCACGGAAAATATCCTCGAGTGCTACCATCAAAAGCCTTTTGTGATTATGAAAAAGATTGTATTAAACAGTTGCAATTCTTCAAAAAACGAGTGAACTATAAAGGCCCTATATCCGTACAGTGCCGCTATTACATGCCGGATTTTAGAGGCTGGCCGGACTTGGTCGGCCTACTACAAGCGACATCGGATATATTAACCACCGCTGGAGTTATTTTAGATGATATGTGGATAACTGATTACAACGGCTCTGAAATAGTGGGTGTTGATAAACATAACCCTAGGGTGGAAATTCAAATAGATTATGCTAAACCACCTCATGTATTACATGAGATTTGGAACAGGAGGAATAGTAAAAAATGATTGGGGTATTTGTGTTAGGTTTATTTATTGGTGCTGCACTAGGCGTATTGATTATGTGCTTATGTATCATCACTAAAGATATTGATAATGAACTTAAAAAGCTAGAGGGAGATAATCGACATGAATAACATTCCGTATTTTTTATCGCATTTACCAATTTGGAAAGCCAATGTAAAAGATACAGTTAAAATCACAAAACGTGCTCGTGCTAAAGAACATCAATTCGACACAGTTGATAAAAAGTCCGGCGACGTTGTAGTGAAACAATGTCCAGTATGTGGCATTAAATATCGTGTATCGTATCGACTTCGCAATATTAAAAAGACATGCAGTCCTTCATGTGGACAAAAACTTAGAAATCAAACATTAAAACCGACCGACTGGGTTGACGAAGCTATTAAGATGCGCCAGGAAGGTATGATTTTATCGGATATTGCATTACGAGTTAATCGTGCGACTAGCACAGTATGGAAGCAATTAAAATTGAAAGGAATTGAATAATGAATAACAATGAATTCGAACGTGTAACCGGTTATGAAGATGCAGATTTACCGGAAAGAAAAACGGAATATGCTGCCGGCTATGATATGAAACCTTATGAAAGTGGTTTTGTTATGCCTGGTGAAACAAAGTTAATTAAAACTGGTATTAAAGCTCGTATTAACTATGACGAATATATTCAAATGCACTTACGTTCTAGCGTAGGCATTAAAAATAATATTATGCTTGCCAATGGTACAGGTATTATCGATGCTGATTATTACAATAATTCCGAAAATGAAGGTCATATTATGATACCGATTAGAAATTTAGGCAACGTACCATTCGAATATAAAGCTAGTGAAAGATTAGTTCAATTACTGTTCATGCCATATCGTATCACCGCAAAAGATACAACAACGGACAAGCGACATGGTGGGTTTGGTAGTACTGGGGTTTAATTTATAAAAGGGGACTGCAAGTATGGAAGAATTAACAAAAGCGGAGAAACGAAATCAAGCTAGGATGTACATCGCTAAGATTGACGATTATCACTTAGAGGAACAAGCCCTGGTATCACAATTAGAATTACTTCAAAAACGACTGGGTCCAGCTGGTCTACCGCATAGCAGTTTAAGCGAACGAACTGGTGGCGGTGGTTCAATGGATATTATGGACCAGTTTAAAGAGTTAACACGCTTGAAAGATGAAATTACGACGTTAAAAGAAAAAGCTGTGGAAGCAGAATGTGATATATTACGTTGTATCTATAACATACCGGAACCAAAATATCGTGCCATACTGATTGAAAAGTATGTCAATCGCAGAGATATGTACGCTATTTCGCTTGTATATCGTCAACTAGGCATGCAAAATAACTCAACGAACTATATCAAAAGAACCATTCGAAAAGCAGAGGAAGCATTTTACGATTACAATCTTAAAAATTAAGGGGTGCAACTAACTGTCCTCAACTATGTAGATATTATGCGTATTTGTAGCGTGTGGGGTGCACCTAAATGCACCCAATGTTACACTAAGTGCACCCAAATTACCATCAAGTGCACCTAAAATGCTATTGAGTGCACCCTATTGACAGTGATATGATGTATTCGTCGATAGGTAGAAGTTGCACTACTGTTTAGACATTGCTATCCTCTCTTAGCGAAAACACTTAACTCTCTCATGAAAAGAGCGCCCTAAAACTAGGGCGCTCTTTTTGTATGCAAAAAATAAAAAGGAGGTACTAAATGGAAGTTATTAATATTGACGTTAACAAATTAACGCCATACGAAAACAACCCTCGAAATAACAATGAAGCTATTCAATACGTCGCTAATTCAATTAAAGAGTTCGGCTTTAAAGTGCCACTTGTAATTGATAAAGATAACGTTGTTATTTGTGGACATACTCGGTTATTAGCCGCTAAGCAATTAGGTCTTCAAGAAGTTCCTTGTATTGTTGCCGACGACTTAACAGATGAACAAATTAAAGCGTTCCGATTGGCAGACAACAAAGTAGGCGAAATTGCTACTTGGGACTTGGGAGCACTTGTTGATGAATTGAAAGATATTAATTTCATCGACATGGAAGATTTTGGGTTCCTGGGTGCAGACGATTTACGCACAGACTTTTTCGACGAGGAAGCGGAAGATGATAAATCATCTGACGACGAAACCGAAGATGAAGATAATGGTAAAACTGTTAAAGTCGTTTGCGATGATGCGAACTATCAACAATTAATCGACTTTTTAGACGAACATTTATTTGTGTACGAGGTGTAACATGGATAAAACAATCGTTTGTAATGTTACAGTCGAAGGCTTTCACAACTGGCCTAATGCACCTGAACAATTTAGCTATTTAAGAAGCAAACATCGCCACATGTTCAATATTGAACTACATATCCCTGTTACTGACTCAAACCGTGAAATTGAGTTCATTGAAGAACAACGCAATATAAGAGCGTATATCATGGGTAAATTTGGCGATAATAAAGGATATGCACAATTTGGCGGAATGTCCTGTGAACATATTGCCGAATGGTTAATGGAAGTATATCCTACAGCGACATTTTGTAAGGTAATTGAGGATACAAACGGAGGGGCGACGCTTGTTAGGAAACAATATAAAAATCCATTTTGCTGGTTCCGATAATGTCTTTAGTGCTAATGCAGCATTAAAGATAGCAGAAGTTAACTATCTACTATATACATGTTATCCGTTCATTGTAAATAAAAAAGTAACTGATGATTTACGATTGAAACCGGATGCGCCATTACTTAATACTGGACTGCAATTCAAGCATACCATTCAAGATAGTGGCTTATTCACTTTGATGTTTGGTGCTGCCAAAGACAGAAAATTAACATACGATGATTTGATTGACTGGCAAGATAAACTTATGAAGTTCACTGTAACCAACAATTTAAAGTCAACGTGCGTTGAAGTTGACTGTCAAAAGGTATTATCGCCGGAAGATGCGTGGAAATTGCGGTATAGAATGCGTGAAAAGCTACCTAATAGACAAATCAACGTATTCCATAAAGAGGACGGCAAAAAGGGTTTAGATAGGTTAATCGAGTTCGCCGACTATATAGCGATTAGCGTTCCGGAATTGCGTATCACAAACCCTAAAACGTTCAGGGAAGATACTCACCGCCTAGCTTGGTATATTAAAAATCGTAAGCCTGAAATTGATATTCACTTATTAGGCTGTACTGATTTAAAAATGTTAAAACAAAATAAGTTTTGTACATCAGCGGATAGTACATCATGGCTTGCGCCTTTGCAGTTTGGATATAACCGAACATCGAAAGGTTCATATCACATTAACCAAAATAAGCAAGAAATTCGCGAAAAATTTATGGAACAAGCGAAGTTGTTAGGCGTTAAGGAACAATCATTGCCGAGAGCGGCTGATAGCGCTATAGCGGCTTTATTAAACAAATTAGATTATCAGAGCGTTGCTGGTAGTCAAGATTAAAGGAGTAAACAAAATGTATTATGTAACGAAACGAATGGAGATTGCCGGTTCACATCAACTCAATCTCGATTATGAAAGTAAATGCCGTAACCTACACGGCCATAATTGGATAGTAACAGTTTTCATGAAAAGTGAAAAACTAAATCATAATGGAATGATTATGGACTTCACTCATATTAAACGTGCTATTCATGACCGCTTAGACCATAACCATATTAATGATGTAGTAGGTGAGTTAAACCCTTCTGCAGAAAATATGGCGAAATGGATATGCGACCAGTTAGGTGCGTTCTGTTATAAAGTATCTGTACAAGAAAGCGAAGGGAATATTGCTATTTATGAACGTGATTGAAATATTTAGCAGTATTGAAGGCGAAGGAACACGAGCTGGCGAACTATGTACTTTCATTCGCTTGGCGGAATGTAACTTGCGCTGTTCCTACTGCGATACAGAATATAGCTTTACTGGTGGAACTGAAATGACCGTTGATGAAATCATGAAAGTAGTTGACGGCTATGGAAATGTAAATGTAACTATCACCGGTGGTGAACCATTACTGCAAGATTTAACGGAATTACTAAACGCTATGAACAAATATTTTGTTAACATCGAAACAAACGGCAGTATAAACCCTGTTCCGTTGTATGGTGAATATCAAAATCTTATGTTCACAGTTGATTATAAGTGCCCCTCTTCTAAGCAAGAGGAGTTCATGAACAACGGCGAAGCATTACAGGACTTAGAGGAGTGCGACGTCATTAAGTTTGTAGTCGGTAGCCTAGAAGATTTAAACCGCATGCGCCAGTTAATCGAGGACAACGAGTTTAAAGCACAGGTTTATGTATCACCAGTATTCGGCAAGATTGAACCTAGAGATATTGTTGACTACATGAAAACGTATAACCTACAAGGGGTACGACTACAACTACAAATTCATAAATTCATATGGCCGCCTGAAATGAAAGGAGTGTAAGCATGAACCAGGAAACTATTGAAAATGCTATCAAGCTCCTATTAACAGGGCTTGGTGAAAATTTAGAGCGTGAAGGTATTATTGAAACGCCTAAACGTGCTGCCAAAATGTATTTAGAAATACTGGAAGGCATGAACTACACGAACGAGGAAATTGCTAAAATGTTTGGCAAGTCCTTTGAAGTGGATACAACTCAAATGGTAATTGTTAAGGATATTGAAGCCTTTTCTATGTGTGAACATCACTTAGCATTGATGTATGACATGAATATTAGTGTAGGATATATCCCTAATGGTCGTGTAATTGGCTTATCTAAAATCCCTCGTATAGCTGAAATGTGCTGTAAGCGATTACAACTACAAGAAAAGATAGGTGAGGATATTGCGGAAGTCATTTCTGTTGCGACTGGCAGTAATGATGTAATTGTACACATTACATCGAAACATAGTTGCGTAACGGCTCGCGGTGTTAAATCTCGCGGTTCTAGTACGACAACAACAACGAAAAAAGGTAAATTCACAAGCGATTATGATTTAACTCGTGAATTTATGAACGGCTTAAAATGACAGTTATTGACTGTATTAAGCGCAAATGCTTAAACAACAAAAAAGGCAAGTGTACAGCCGAAGTCATTGAGTATGACGGCTTATGCCAGTCATACATAACATACGGCCACGCACGCAAGCCGAAAGGTGGTCTTTGTGTTAGAAGTCATGGCAAACTAAAACATAAAAGCAACGAAATTCTAAAGTAGATATTCGGTGGGAGGTGGTGAGTATGTGAAAAACTATGAAGCAGCCGAGAAGGACTATAAAAAGTTCCTACCCTATAAAGACATAGCTGAGAAATACGGCGTATCAATCGAAACAGTTAAATCTTGGCGGAAGCGATACGGTTGGAAGCGTGCTAAGACTAAACCTAAACCGAAAAAGAAAATAGGTGCTCCATTTGGTAATAAAAACGCCATGGGTAATAGTGGAGGTCCACCTGTTGGAAGTCAAAACGCTTTAAAGCATGGTCTTTTTGCTAAATACTTGCCACTCGATATGATTGGCGTAATTGAAGAAATAGAAACAATATCCCCTATAGAAATACTATGGGGGAATATTTGTATCAAATATGCTTCCATCATACGAGCACAAAAGATAATGTTCATCGAAAGTGAAAACGCTGACAAACAAATTGAAAGCGTTACTCAAACAGTTGAGGAAAGCGACCAATTTGGGAACACTAAACGAATTGAAAAGCATGTTGACACAATAACAGCAGATATTCGTATGGAGAAGTTCCTTAAAGCACAATCAAGGGCTATGGACACGCTGGCAAGGTTAATCAAGCAATATGACGACCTATGTAAAAGTGAATTGGCAACGGAAGAACAAAAAGCTCGTATCGCTAAACTTAAAAATGAAGTTGCGACTATTAAACAACAAAACGAGGAAAATAAAACGCTCGTTCCTATTATTGTAGGTGGTGATGAAATTGAAGATTAAGGATAATCAAGTAGTCGTTCATCTACCTAGTATCGTAGGCAAGCATTATGGTGCGTTTTGGCGATTTAAAGGCCGTTATAAAGCTGTTAAGGGAAGCCGTGCGAGTAAGAAGTCGTCAACTCAATCATTAAAGGTTATAACCGAAATTATCGAAAACCCTCATATTAATTGGTTAGTGGTTCGCAAAGTTGAACGAACGTTGCGTGATAGTTGTTATGCACAACTTAAATGGGCTATACACCGCTTAAAGGTGGATAACTTTTTTAAGTGCAGTACATCACCTTTAGAAATCACCTATAAGCCAACTGGACAAAAGATATTATTCAGAGGCTTAGATGACCCTTTAAAAGTAACATCAATTACTGTTGAAGTTGGGGCGCTGTGTAGGTTATGGATAGAGGAAGCGTACGAAATAACATCAGAGGAAGCGTTCGACCGCTTAGATGAAAGTATTCGTGGACAGCTACCAAAAGGAATGTATCATCAAGTCGTGTTAACGTTTAACCCCTGGTCTGACAGGCATTGGCTAAAGAAACGCTTTTTTGATACACCTAGTCCAAACGTATTGTCTATGACAACGAATTATATGTGTAATGAGTTCCTAAGCGAAGCGGACTTGGTACTATTCGAGGAAATGAAAAAGAACCCTCGTCGCTATAGGACTGCTGGTCTTGGTGAATGGGGTATCGTTGAAGGCCTAGTGTATGAAAACTGGGAAGAACGAGTTTTTGATGTACATGAAGTATCTAATAGGCCAAATGTACGCTCCGCCTTTGGCATGGACTTTGGTTATGTAAATGACCCTAGTACATTATTCTGTGGCCTTGTTGATACAGTTGCTCGTGAAATATATGTCTTTGACGAAATGTATGAAAAAGGTATGAGTAATGAAGACATTTTGTCAAAAGTATCCGAAATGGGATATGCAAAGGAGCGAATTAAAGCGGATAGTGCGGAACCTAAATCGATTGCGTACTTGCGGAAAGGTGGACTTATGAGAATTAGGGCAGCCAAAAAAGGACCTGACTCAATTCGTGCCGGCATTTCGATTATTCAGGACTATAAAATTATTATTCATCCTAGGTGTGTTAATTTCATTACTGAAATCAGTAACTACACATGGGATAAAGATAAATTCGACAACCCTATAAACAAACCTATTGATGATTTTAACCATTTAATGGACGCCATGCGATATGCAATGGAAGAGTTTGACGGACGAAAAGGTGTACGCTTATTAACTTAGGAGGTGAAAGTTTGGAGCTTGAATTAGTTAAGAAGTTAATTAAAAAGCATACCTTAGGGCATGCGAACGTAATCAGCGAAATGCAAACAGCGGAACGCTATTATGAAGTCAATAATGACATTAAGTTGTTACCGAATAAACCAAAGGACGTTGAGGAAGCAAGACAAAAGGGAGAAAGTTTTAACCCTATGCACCAGGCGGATAACCGAATTGCGTATTCCTTTTATCCTTTGTTAGTAGACCAAAAAACCGCTTATATGTTTACGGCACCGCCTATTTACGATGTTAAAAACGATAATTTAAATACAATTATCCTCGATACATTAGGTGATGCGTACGAAAAGAAATGTAAGGACTTATGCGTTAAAGCTACGAATGGCGGTGTGGCTTGGGTTCATTATTGGATAGATGAAAATAACGATTTTCAGTGGGCGGTATTACCGGCTAACGAAATCATTCCAATCTATAACAATCGTATTAATACAAAGCTGGAGGGTGTATTGCGTGTATATGCAGACATTAACGACGAAGGCGAAAATATTACGGTATATGAATATTGGAATGACAAAGAAGTACAAGCATTTTCTATGCGAACTGGTGATGATTACGAAACATTATCGCCTTATACAGCATTTACAATGATTGACCCTAGCGGTGTTACGTTAAACGTTGATACCATTCCGCATCAAATGGAAAAAGTTCCTTTTATTGCGTTCGCTAACAACGCACGTCATACAACTGATTTAAAACGTATTAAGGAATTAATCGATGTGTATGACAAAACTTATAGCGGTTTCTTAAACGACCTAGAGGACGTCCAGGAGGTTATATATGTACTCACCAACTATGGCGGTGAAAACCTAGCCGAGTTCTTGGACGGCATGAAAAAATACAAAGCAATTCAAATGGACTCTACTGGTCCTGATGATAGAAGCGGTATTTCAACTCTAACTATCGACATTCCGATTGAAGCACGCAAAGAACTTCTTGATATTACTCGTAAAGCTATCTTTGACATGGGGCAAGGGGTAGACCCTCAGCAACAAGGTTTAGATGGTACTAGCGGTGAAGCAATGAAGTTTTTATATACTTTATTGGAACTTAAAGCCGGCATGATGGAAACTGAATTCCAACTAGGCTTTAATGAATTAATTCGTGCTATCTGTTCCGCACATGGTTCGAACGATGTTACTATCACCCAAACATGGACAAGAACAAGCGTTAAGAATGACGGCGACTTGGTGGACATGTGTTCAAAATCTATGGGCGTCGTATCTAAGCGAACTATCCTTGCACATCATCCATTCGTGGAAGATGTGAACGAGGAAATGAAGCAAATTGAAACAGAGGAAGCACAAAATAACACTGATATGTACGATGATTGGCATAGCAAAGGTCATGACGATGGCTCTATAGACGACCATGACAACGACCACAGCGATGACGAA